GCCAAACAAATCAGGAAGTTATGATGGTAATCTGGCTATTCTTCCATGGATGAGTTCTGTGAAGCAGGATAAAGGAATCACCGTGCCGTGTGATGCTGTTTTGTTTATGGCAGATCCAATTGTTGAGTTGGAAAATCAATATAGCACAGCATTTGGTTCTGGTATCGTAATGCCATCTAATGATATTGGAGTACCTAATCTAAGACTATCATGATAAAATTATGCAAATCTTATATATCCAATATTCTCTTAGAACGAAGAGATAAATTGGTAGAAGAAGTAAAGAAAATGATTAGAGATAAACACTCTACGCTTTCTAGTATTAAGAGTCGTGAGTCGGAAATAGAATTGATCTCTGATCAGTTAAAAATTATGGAGAATATTAATGAGTGATTATTTAAGCGGTCTCATCAAATCATCTGGTAATAAATTCGCATCTCTGGTATCCGATGGATTAGATGGATCAGATGTTACTGGGTATGTGAATACTGGATGCTATATCCTAAATGCATTATTGTCTGGTTCCATGTATAAGGGAATTCCCAACAATAAAATTCTGGCATTGGGAGGAGAAACCAGTACAGGAAAAACCTTCTTTGCTCTTGGAATTGTTTCTAAGTTTCTAGAAGATAATGCAGATTCTATTGTTCTTTACTTTGATTCAGAACAAGCAGTGACTTCTGATATGTTTAAGGGTCGCGGAATTGATCCTACACGGATTGCAGTCTTTCCTGTATCAACCGTGGAAGAGTTCCGTCATCAGGTTATTACAATTGTAGATAATCATTTGGCACAACCAGAATCAAAGAGAAAACAGATTTTGATTGTATTGGATTCTCTTGGAATGCTTTCGACTAGCAAAGAAATCACAGACACGGCAGAAGGCAAAGAAACAAAGGACATGACTCGTGCACAACTGATCAAGGGAACATTCCGTGTTCTTACTGTAAAGCTGGGTGTTGCAAATATTCCAATGATTCTCACAAATCACACATATCAAAGCATGGGATCAATGTATCCCACAGCAGAACTGTCTGGTGGACAAGGATTGAAGTATGCAGCATCTACTATTCTATTGCTGTCTAAGCGAAAAGATAAGATTGATAACGAAGTAGTAGGCAATATTATTCATTGCAAACTCTATAAATCTCGCTTAACAAAAGAGAATAAAGTGGTAGATGTTCAATTGAATTACGATACTGGATTAAATCAATACTTTGGATTAATTGAATTGGCATTGAAGCATGGTATCTTTAAGAAAGTATCTACTCGCATTGAACTTCCAGATGGAACCACTGCATTTGAGAAGACCATCAACGAGAATCCTACAAAATATTTCACTGCATCAGTTATGGAAAATTTGGAAAAAGCAGCAGCAAAGGAATTTTTGTATGGATCAGATACAGTGGAAGAAGTAATTGAGGACACCAAGGACAAAAAGTGAGTCAAACAGAAAAAACAATTCTTTCTGGATTGCTGGCAAATTCTGATTTCTGTAAAAAAGTAATACCGTTTATTGCAGAAGAATACTTTCATGATCGCATAGAATGCGCTATCTTTAAGGCTATTAAATGCTTTGTAGATCAGTATAATGGAATACCTTCCAAAGAAGCAATTCTTATATCTTTGGAAGATGAAAAGTCCTTTTCTGATGAAGAATTTAGTAAATGCAAGGATATTGTAGATGAAATCAGCGTAGAAACCAAGCAAGACACTGCATGGCTGACAGATCTTACAGAGAAGTTTTGTAAAGATAAAGCAGTATTCAATGCTATTCTAGAATCCATAAAGATCATTGATGGGAAGGATATAACCAGAAGTCCTAGTGCACTGCCTGAGATTCTTTCTAAGGCATTGTCTGTATCATTTGATACAGATGTCGGTCATGATTACTTGGAAGATTATGAGAAGCGATTTGACTTCTATCATCGTGTAGAAAAAAGAATTGCCTTTGATCTTGAGATGTTCAATACTATTACACAGGGCGGAATTTGTTCAAAGACACTCAATATTTTTATGGCCGGTACTGGAGTAGGAAAAAGTGCATTCATGTGCCACCATGCAGCGGCATGTCTTTTACAAAATAAAAATGTGCTTTATATTACCTTAGAGATGGCGGAAGAAAGAATTGCCGAACGAATTGACGCAAACATCATGGATATCTCCATAGATGATCTTGGTAATTTATCGAAAGAAATGTATGAAAAGCGTCTTAAATTATATACTCGTGGAATTAGCGGAAAATTAATTGTTAAAGAGTATCCTACCTCATCTGCTAATGCTGGACACTTTAGAGTATTGATGGACGAATTGTGGTTGAAAAAAGAGTTTAAACCAGATATTGTATTCATTGATTACATTAATATATGTTGTTCGTCTCGATTTAAATCAGGCAACAATAATGTAAATTCTTATTCCTATATTAAAGCCATAGCAGAAGAATTGCGAGGATTGGCTATGGAAAGAGATATACCAATCATTAGTGCCACTCAAACTAACCGACAGGGATTTTCGTCAACTGACGTAGACTTGACGGACACTGCAGAATCATTTGGACTTCCGGCTACTGCCGATTTGATGATTGCATTAATCACCACAGAGGAATTAGAACGAGCAGGACATATTCTAGTTAAGCAGTTAAAGAATCGATATAATACCAAAACAACAAACAAAAAATTCATTGTGGGATTGAATTATTCCAAAATGAAATTCTACGATGTTGCTCACAGTGAATTCGATCCTTTGATTAATGCAAATATTAAAGAAGATGAGGATAGTGGTTTTGGATCTGGTTATGGAAAAAAGGATTTCACTGCAAAATTTGGATCATCTAAAACAGCAGATTGGACAATGTAATGACTGCATATCTTGATAAAAAATTCATTAATATGGTTTCTCCACAATTAGAACGATTCAAGTGGAAGAAGGACGATTTGGCAAATTGTCGATGTCCTCTTTGTGGAGATTCTCAGAAAAATAAAGCAAAAGCCAGAGGATTCTTTTTCAAGAAAAATAATGATTATTTTTTTAAATGTCATAATTGCGGTGTAGGACATAATATATCAAAATTCCTTGAATTAATTTCACCAGTTCTAGCCAACGAATACTCACTTGAGCGATGGCGAAATAAGCAGGAGATTGCTACTTCGGTACCTATTGAAGTTGAAAAAATTCCAACAACACATTCTATTAGATTACCGCAGATATCTACATTAAATTCAGATCATCCTGCCAGACAATATTTGACAAATAGAAAAATAAAACTACTTGATATGTTTTATTATACTACGAAATTTGGAGATTGGGTAAGAAGCCTAGATTCTACATATAACACCCTGGCGAATGACGAGCGTATCGTGATTCCTTTTTTTGACAAGGCAGGGAACATGATTGCAGCACAAGGACGAGCATTAAGCAATTCATCCTCTATTCGATACATCACGGTAAAGTTTCGCAAGGAAGGCAGAATAATTTTTGGAGAAGATCGAGTAGATTACTCAAAGAGGGTTTATGCTGTTGAAGGTCCGTTTGATTCTATGTTTCTGGATAATGGTATTGCTTTGGCTGGCTGTGAACTCGCCGACGCTACTAGGTTGTTTTCTGATTGTGTTATTGTTTACGACAATGAACCTCGTAATAGCGAGATTGTTTCGCGGATTGAATCTGCCATAGATAAAGGATATACGGTTTGTGTGTGGCCTCCAGAAATATCAGAAAAAGATATTAATGAGATGATTCTTGTTGGCAAAACCCCACAAGAAATCAGAGGAATAATAGATCATTGCTCGTGTAGTGGTCTTACGGCTAAGATGAAATTTTCAAAATGGAGAGTAAGATAATGAACGATGATCAAGAGTTTTTAGAAAATGCAGATCCAGAATTACAAACTAAAATAAATGCGGTAATGAAATCGTATTTTTGGTTCTTTGAGGAATATGTGAAATCTATTGATCTAACAATCTGGCAGCGCGCAAAGGATTATGCGGTTACTAATTTGGCACAGGAAGGTATTATCATTGAGGATATTGATATATCCGATGGAGAATCCAATGACGAATGACGAGTATGTGTTAAATCCAATACACGATTTTTGTAATACATCTGTTAATAAATTGCTATTAGACAGAATTAGTAACATGCCAATAGAAGAACGTTTGGATGGAATGGCATACAGTCAGATGTTTTCTTTTTGGTCAGAAATACAAACTACTCTGTTGGTAGCTAAAAAAGAAATAAGTGACCTCAAACAAAAAATAAAGGAATTAGAAAATAATGCATAAGAAGAGTGTTTTGGATAGAGGATTTGTTGAACTGGTTGACGTAATGGGAACAGACTTAACTGTTTGCAGAGCAGCAAGAGTTTCATTCAATAAACAAAGTGAATGGGATATAGATGAGGTAGCCAAGAAAAGATTGATTGATAGTGGTTCTACATTCAATGCAGAAGAACTTCGGGTTCTTTCTTTAAAGGACGTAAAATTAATTCAATATCTGGCAAAACACAATCACTGGACTCCTTTTGCTCATCCACAAATTACCATGAGAGTAAAGGCTCCAATTTCTATTCGAACTCAATTGTTTAAACACAAGCAAGGCATGGTCGAAAATGAAATTTCTCGTAGATATGTTTCTGATGAACCAGAGATATATCATCCTCGATGGAGAACTTCTCCTACAAATGGAGCAAAACAAGGATCCGAAGATTTTTTAGAATTTGGTGATGAGTATAATAATTGTAATACAGTATATGACCTGGCTGTCCAACAAGCCATGTTTGCATACAATACTTTATTGGCTAAAGGTATTGCTCCAGAACAAGCCAGATTCATTCTACCACAAGGAACATATACAGAATGGTGGTGGACTGGTTCGCTTGCAGCATACGCAAGAGTATGCAAACTACGTTCGGATTCTCATGCACAATGGGAAATTCAACAATATGCTACTGCATTTTCTGCCATAATTTCCCCGCTGTTTCCCGTTAGTTGGTCTGCGTTAACACACTAGACCACATAGTCTACATATACACAGGAAACCTATTTTGAATGTCTGATTCGCCGTACGATTCTGATTTTCCAAAACCCTCTAAAATTACTAGCGGTGAGTTTTCGTATGGAAGCGTATTCTCGCTAATACGTGAATTACGAGGCAGTAAATACAATATCGGCGACAAATTTATATTGGTTGAGCAAGAAGATTGCGTTGATCCTAATATATTAAAATTGGGTGGGGTTGGAGAAACATATTTTTTAGATAATACTGGCTCTGGTTTGATTATCCACGCAGACGATAATCAGATCAATTCTTTATTTGAGCATCTCTCCATGGATCCAGATACTTCATCAGAAGTTACATCTAGACCAAGTTTATACATTACGGATTCGCAATTCTCACAATTTAAATCAAATATTGCAGAAGCCTTATCCAGAATTGCTAATCTAATTCCTTCAACGGGAAGTACGGGATCCATTGGAAAAGATGGCGATAAAGGAGATAAAGGTGATACTGGTCCTCAGGGTACCCAAGGAGATAAAGGTGATCCTGGTTCTCAGGGTATCCAAGGAGATAAGGGTGATGCTGGTCTTCAAGGAGACAAAGGCGAAACTGGTCTCCAAGGAATTCAAGGAATACAAGGAGATATTGGATTACCAGGTCTTCAGGGAATTCGAGGAATACAAGGAACTTCTGGAGAGAAGGGAGAGAAGGGAGATAAAGGCGAAAAAGGAATCTCTGGAACTCCTGGTATCAAAGGAGATAAGGGACTACGAGGAGACCAAGGTGATCGTGGAATAGAAGGACCCAAGGGAGACAAAGGTCAAACGGGAGTTGCCGGACCTAAAGGCGATAGGGGAATTCAAGGAATTCCTGGCATAAAAGGAAATGATGGAAAAACAGGATCACAGGGCATTGCTGGAATAAAAGGAAATACAGGATCATCTGGAGTTATTTCTGCTAAATTTCCATTGATCTATGACGCAGAAGAACAATCTATATCTATAGACGAAGATCGTCTTGATAGAATACTAAAAAAGATAATGGGCGGAGGAAGAGTATCGCCACAGGATATGGGTTGGTTTGCTTCTACGGGTGGTGGTGGAAAAGTTGCGATAAAATATAACGGAGCCACAATTACTCCAGATGTTCGTGCTATTGATTTTACTGGATCTGGTGTTGCATCTGTTACAAAAATAGGCGGAAAGATAACAGTAAATATTACTGGTGGGAGCGGTGGTGGTTCTGGTGCAACAGGCTCTACTGGAGCAACAGGTTCCACTGGTTCAACAGGTTCTACTGGAGCAACAGGTTCTACAGGACCAACTGGACCAACAGGTTCTACAGGTTCTACTGGAGCAACAGGTTCCACAGGCTCTACTGGAGCAACAGGTTCAACAGGTTCTACAGGACCAACTGGACCAACAGGTTCTACAGGACCAACTGGACCAACAGGTTCTACAGGTTCTACTGGAGCAACAGGTTCCACTGGTTCAACAGGTTCTACTGGAGCAACAGGTTCTACAGGACCAACTGGACCAACAGGTTCTACAGGTTCTACTGGAGCAACAGGTTCCACTGGTTCAACAGGTTCTACTGGAG